TAAAAACTGTTAGTATAATTTGACCATTATCATATTGTCTATTAGCTGCAAGAGCTGCACTATTGGCCGTCATGTATTCAACATTAGATATTGAACCAGCACGTGTCAATAAATATGAATATGGTTGCAGATATGGAACTTCAAATGTGAAGTCTTTGCATGCCGATATATCTATTATCTTCGTTAAATTTGTCGTTACTTGTGCTCGCGATGAAATTGTATTGGAAAGTGAAGAAGTAGGATCAAAAGTTACTAATAACCTGCCTCGGTGATACTGAGAACAAATAACTTGGAAACGATAAATAATGCTACCACGCCAAAACTGAAATAACCTATTTATATGGGCCATTGGAACAGATTGACGTATATTAGCCGAAGCTCCATCTACTCTAATGAGTTCTGGTGTAACATTACATGCAAACAACTGAGTTGCCACAGGGTTAGATGCTGTCCATACAGATGTAAAAATAAATGATTCCCTACCAATAAAGTTAGAGATAGTCAATTCATCCTCACTCTTAATACCAACAACCCGTGGATCAATTGTTAATTCATTTTTATCATCCAATGTTATCTTCTCATAGGGAGTTGATATGTTAGTAGAAGCCATTCCAAAGAAAGCTCCGGGGTGTTGTGCAATCTCGGCTGATGTATTTGGAACATTAGTGAATCCGAAAATGCGGGCTACACTTCCTACACGAGAAGCAATCATTTCTGTCGCCATAGCAAATGGCTTTATGACAGGGATTGCTTGTAACGTTTTCGCTGCGCTAGCTACAACTGATGCTGGACCAGAAACTGGCCCCAATTCTTCGTACTCAGATTGTACAGCTAGTTCATATGTTGGTCCTGACAATTCGACATTTTCACACGAAGCAAAAATCTGAATTGTTATCGCAGCTGAACCAACAGCATTTGCGTTTGTTAAATCAACAAACGACTTAAAGGATAATGTTCCCATCTGGGCGAAGTAAGCAGAATTAGTGCAATCCAACCAATTTTT